CTCATCTTCGATGAGCGCGGGTTCCTGGAAAACCGAATGAAGTAGTTGGTGTTGCGGTAGGTATTCTCTTTGGAACTGGCGATGCAATATTGCCTTGATGAGTTCCAGACTTTCTTGTTCAAAGAAGTCTGACTCCTCTGGGTGTTGCAACGTCCTCTTCTCAACCTTCCCTAGGACTCCTTGGGGAGGGAGCTCGCAGTCAGTGAATCGGCTGCGTGGATCGCGGGTGGCCAGAGCTGTATCGTAGTGTCGGATGTATTCCAGACGCCCCACTTCTAGTGGGGCAGGGAGTAGTCCTTTACGATCACGCCAAAGTCGCTCGTTCTGTCGGATTCGCTTTCGAACAAGCTTAAATCCGTCTTCTGGTGCAACCTTGAGCTCCTCAAGGGGAATGTCACTGTCGAAGAGTATGTCGATTGTTGCGCGTTGCGTGGCCTTCTCATATAACTTGATACCCGGATCATCTGGGTTCGTTGTTGAGTAGGCCGGGGGCAGTCTAGCCCTCGCAATTTCGTACATCTTCCACTCTGTCGGTGTCTTCCCTAAGGGGAGGGGGCGGTTCTTCTTCCATTCGAAGAGAATTTGTTGGGCCTTTCGAAGGTCTAACTCGGAGGGTTCTTTGAACCCTGTCATTCCGAGTCCTCCTAGCCATTCCGGTATGTACCAGGGGATGTGATATGTGATTTTGTGTGCCGTGATATTTTCTTTAATGAAACCGCGGTGTACTTGTCGCTTTAGTTTGTTTTCGTCGGGGCATAGTTGCATTAGCAGTCTGTAGCGGGCGCCCAAAGAATTTGTGGGATCTTCCTCGTAGAGAGATGAACTCCCCCCGGATCGTTTCTTTCCGGTGAGGAGCCCCATATTCACGTAAGCGCTTTGGAGTAGCTTATCTCCTTCCACAATGAAGTTCGTGGAGTTGATTTGGCAAAAACTGCGTGAGTAATACGTCTTACCCACCGACTCCTCGAGACCAATAAACTTTGAGATCTCGTGCCACAATGCTTTCCCTCGTTCCGTTGTTTTCATCAGCAGGTCATCGCCGTTTATTGCGATGGGACACTGCCTGAGAGTGAACTTTCTTAGTTCAGCCCTCTCAATCGCGACTCTCGCTACGGTTGCGTTGATAAAACAAAGGACAGGGAACGAAACAATGCTGCCCATGAGTTGTCCGACTGTCTGTTTGTGGAGTGTGTTGTCTTTAGCCTTCAAGAAATACCCGGTTAAGGACTGATGAAATATCGCCCTGAGGTCGATTGGTAATTCCAAGCACTCAGCGATGGCCTCTGCCGTAGCAGCACTTGCCCAGCTTGCCACATTATCTGTGGAAGCTTTGAAGTCGCCGCTTAGTAGAATCTCATCGTTCTCGAGTGCCTCCTCTCTCATGACATTCTTTCGAAGATAGTCGGAGAGGGTTGGTTCAGTCCCTGTTGGTGATCCTATCAGTCTAAAGCTGGGGTGTTCGCTGAGGACTCTGAAGAGTTTCTTCTGGATGAAGCGCATGGTGAACATTTTGAAAGGCGGTCCCTTTGTGATCGTCCGGATCTTCAATGATTCGGCGAGAGCTACCGGTATCGCTATGTTCTCCTCGTCGCGGGCCATAGCACGAATGCTATCCCACAATTCTTCAAATGCACTTCCGAACTGGTCCACGTTTTGAGCTCCGAACGAAGTTTCATCGTTCTTGGTTGGGGGGCGCGGGTGCGTGCCCCGGGAAGAGAAGGGACGGGATAGAAATCCGCCCGGCTTTCTCCTGTTTAGAAGATTGGGACTTTCAAGTATTGCCCCAACACTTCCAGCATCTTTGCGTGAATTGATGTAGTTCGCGGAGGTACTAGGAAAGAATGCCTTGTGCATGTCTTGATAGTCCTCCTCCTGCCTCTTTTCTTTGGTCATTCTCTTTCTTCGAGTGATATAGGGTGCGAAGACCTCGCGTACTGTCCGTTGTAGCTCGTTCTTGAGCTGGACTTTTGCGATGGTATCGCCCCCGAGATTATTCTTAAAGGGTATGTACACCTTTTCAGGCCATGTGACTTCTTTTGTCATTGCGGCAATGAACTCTCGCTCCTTAGCTAGGAGTGCGTTCTTGTCGGCACGAGGGAAGCCCTTTTTGGCTTGATGGATGCTGTTTAATAGTGAGAAGTATTCGCGAAAATTTGTCTGCGTTGTATTGTTGTTTCCATTGGAAAGATGACTGAGTACTCGACTCATTCTTGAAGTGAGAAATCGGCCTGCCCGACCTCCGAACAACATCCCTGGGTTGTCTAACACCAGGCTTGTCGCCCCCATCCTGAAAGGGTTTGGGGGTAGAGGCTGGTCCGTCCAGATAGAGAAGAAGGCTGCTAATTTGTATTTCATTAGCGCCATCCAATCATAATCTGTGTCGGCCAGCAACTGTTCGTAGTTGGGCAACTGCCGTTCAAATTCTCCGGACACGTATTTGTATCCGTACAGCTTCAAGACTTGGAAGAGCACATTCAGGCATTCTTTCACCTTGTCCATCTGCAAGCGACCCCTGTTCGAGGGGGGAGCTTTTTCACCTGC